AAGATGGCTTGAGGATTAAGTAGTTCAGTTTGATTCATAGCGGTAACCTGGATTGATTCGAGTTCCGTAATTCAATACGCTGTTCGTTAGTTATTTTAACATGGCAATTGTGGCAAAGTGTTTCTAGGTTAGTTTGGTGGTGATGGCATCCGGGGCCATATCCTCTGCCCATCCGGGGAAAGATGTGATTCACTTCTATGTGATCGTCACTCCCGCACCTTACGCACCGATTGCCGTCACGTCTTACCGCTTGCCATCGGGCACTACCCCAATCGTGATTCTGTCCGTAGACGTGAAAGCACTTATCGGAACACCATCTGCGCCGCCTTCTGGGTAAGGCTTTACCGCAAATCGCAACTGCGCAATGCCCAGGGATGTCAAAGATCATACCGCAATCGATCATTTACTCTCTAGCCTGTGCAGTCTCCGCGTCAACGAACAAACGGCAAAAACATTGACTATATCGACACCCCCAATATCTTTCCTGTCCGTCGATGTTAGGCGAGTGCTTGAGTTTCGGATGACCGCATTGGCACAATGGAGACCACGCAGACCTAATCATCAATGGTGAGACGGAGTTAAGACCTTGAACGACCACGAGCGCAGATAGAAATATGTGCCAATTCTCATTCTTTCCGAGAATAACATTTCATGGATGCGCCGATCAGAACCACGGAGACCCCAACCGAAAACACGAAACCAAAAATTGCCGCGTTCCTTGTGGTAAGAGAATATATGATACTTCTTCATCTGTAATCGTCCGGGATATAATCGCCTTCGAATTCTTCGTCTCCGCCTTTCTGTTCGTTGCCCCAAACCTCGCGCCCGTGCTTTTCGAGTGCCTTTTGAAACGTTCCGAAGTCTCGCGCTGACTTGAATCGGACAATAAACCGGCCTGGGAAGTCGGGGGAATCGCCGATATTGAAGACGACGTGTACTTGAGTTGGATCCTTGCCGTCGTTGCGCTCGCTGTAGGGCCATATCTCCCATGAGGTAAGGTCTATGAATTCAACGCCCGCGAGTCCGATTACTTTGTCGTTGTTGTCGCTTGCCATTAATTATCCCCTGTTAATTCACCAATGACACGGATCGCCATCGCACACGCGCCTTCGTCGCTGGGATGCCCAATCTTATCTGATTGCTGCATGAGGAAATCGGCCAACGGTTTGATCTGTTCCTCGCTGAGTCGTTTGATTTCGGCCTCTGATTCCATCAACGCTTGCATCTGGTATTGATTCAAGTCAATCGACTCTTGGAGCGCGTCGAGCATCGAATCGCGCCCGTTATGTGTGGTCAGCGGTTCGCCGTATTTCTCAATCCCCAGCTTGGTGCGTTCCCGGATTAACTCGATTAGCCGTTCGCCGACCGGCGCACCTGTGCCGTGGGGCTGTGGTTGTTCTTGCACAATGGGCGGTATAGTTTCACGTGTCCAGCTTCGATTGAATTCGTCCATGTGTAATTCATGTGCGCCGAGACATATACAGGGGCTCATGGGCGACGCCGGGTATGTTTCAATACACTTTGGTAAAGGTGTTTCTTTTTTTCTCATAGATTCAGCCTCCAATACCTGACATTGACAATCATTCTCATTAACTATGCACGAAGGGCAAATCCAATCTCCTTCGGTGTTCTTATACTTTTCACGGCCACACTTGCAAGCGTTTCGCCACGATGGAGAATCAGATTGATCATTGAGACCATATTTGCAAATGCAATCCTTTTGACTGTGGTGACAATTACCACACATCTTAAAACCTAAAGATAATTTCAGTTCATTGCCGCATTCACATAAATCTACTATATTCATTTTCTTATTTTCCCTTGATTGCAGCCCGTCCGCATCATGCATTTCGCCTAATCACAGATCTAACCTCAAACATTCAGCCGCCCCCATGCTGCAACACACAGCGAGGTCTATCTTTCGCGTCTGCGATTTCTTAATGATTCTGAGCTTGCTATCCTCGTTTGGATAATGCTTTGCGTTCGCATTGCTAATATGCGTCCTGACTTCCATATCGCCGTCATGCCGCCAACGCCGATGGATGATGAGATCCCGGAATGTCTTGTCGGCGAACAGGCGCGGTTGACCTTGGTTGAATTCAAAGAACCAACCGACGCCCTCACGATTGAGCCGCGTACACATCTCATGAAGCTGATACGGATCATAAGGGAATTGAACCACGTTGAAGTTTTCAGCAATCCATCGGATATAGGTCTCAATAGGGCCGAAGTCGATCGAGCCGTTGACGGGATCCCACTTACGAGCAAAGCGTAAGGCTACGCCGGGCGGTTCGAGTTGGTCAGGATCGCGGCTGACCGCCGTTATCCCAAAGCAGTCGCTAGACGTAGCTGCGTCCAATGAAACGATCAACGGCGTCATATCGCCGGGCGTTATTGGCAACGGGTTTTTGCAAGCGTCCCACCATTCCAGAGGGACAAACTCGGATTCGGCTCCGCTCCATTGATTGAGATGTAGCCGGGTGTATTGAGGCGGCGTTTGTGTGGCTTCCTCTTCGCGTAAGTAGGACTCAAACGACGTGCCACGTTGCCAGGGCATACGCCGGGCCTGTTCGCCGCTGTCCCAATATGCGAAGATACCAGCGGCCCGATTCTCGTAGCATGGAGTGAGGCTGTCCGGATTCGGAGCTTCCTCAAAGCATCCGCCCGCGCCCAATTCCTCGACGGTGAGTTGATGACCTTGCAGCACCACGTTGTCATACAGATTCCAGAGCAATTCCGATTCGCCTTCGTACCCGGAGTATGTATCGATGAATCGAATAGAGTTGAGCCGCGTGGGGCTTGGAGCCATCTCTGCCCACATTTTCATGTCTGCCGACTGCGTATAGCCCCATAGCTCCGTCCACGATGTTAGTATCGGATTGCCGCCCGCTTCGCCCTTGTAGTCTGTCGCTACGGCCTTGATCGTAGTGCCGGAGGGAATGAAGGTCATGAACTTACTACCCAAGCGCCAGCGGCCCGCGAGCTCTTGTCGCCCTCGATCATAACCGGGAGTTAATTCAATGGAGGTGGAAACTGCCTTAAATGCACGTTCCTTTGCCTGATCGCCGTCGTTGCCGATGCACAGGATTTCTCCGAAACGTTGCCAATACTCGCAAGCCCATCGCACCACTAGACCGGCGATTGCGGTCTTGCCCGATTTCTTCGGCGCTGAATAGATGATGGTGCGGAAAGGGAAGCGCCCGTTTTCGTCGCGGATGAAGCAATAGCGAAGGATGGCCCGTTGATGAGGCTCAAGGACAATAGGACGCGTAGTGTCCTCAATGTAGTAGTTGTTTTCCGCCCACCTCACGGGATCCCGCCGGAATCCTTCATGTAATCCGCGATTACGCATCGGCGATGGCATGTTGGCAACGGTGAGAGAGTTCATGATTCGCTTCCCTATCCCTATTTTTTGCTAACTGACCGACTTCGCGAAGGCGCGGGCCATCTCTTTGGCGTCATCCAACGTCTCCGCAGTCCATTCACCGTTGCCGAGCCAATATGTCTCGGAAAAAGGCTCCCAGGCAGTCGTAGTGGGAATGAGGACTTCATCCATAGTCGGATTGTCGGTGTAATGCTGCATCTCCTGCTCACCACCGACAATAACCACTCCATCCATCTCGGCTACGGTGAGCTTGCGTATGTGCCTTTTTTCTTTCCAGTCCTCCGTGTCGTCGTCCCACTCTTGATAGAAGTTGCGCACAGAGTCATACATCTCAGTGTGGTTGTCTGGCACATAACCTAAATGATCCTTATAAACGTTACTGCCAATACCGAACCCATACATGGCCCTATGGCTCCACCCGTACCACTTCTGTTCACTCTTGCTGAATCCAACTGAACAGGTGTAACCGAATCCGCCGTTGGCATCAACGTTCTAATCTCTCTCGACGGTTGCACGTCGCTTAATCCCTTAGTCCGAAATATCCTATAAGCCCACTTGGGACTCCCAACATAGTGCCCGCCGTCTGTCGTAAAGGCCGATCTCATCACCATGTCAGAGCCGCCATGAGCATCCTCTTCGCTGTAAAGATACTTCCTGACTTCGTAGCCAGTCTTATACTTTCGTGTTGATAATAGTTCCTTTGTCATAACTCTCTCCTAATACCTATTTATCGGTCTCTCTTCCGGCTTGCAACATATCCAGTTCATGAACGTCCTACGCGAGCCTCGATAGTTCATCCAGTACGCTGGAGACTAAGGTCGAAACCGCCTAGCCTCAAAATCCTGAATCAAACATCTGATTCCTCCTCCCTTTCCATTATTGCCGCTGGCTCGTGCGGATCCCGCCTAGCGGCAATGATGACGTCTACCAAATTAAACAGATCAGAGTCCGGTACTTTAGTCCAATCGTAGTCCGCATCGTCCGCGTACACTGAGACTGATTCCACCTTTTTGTATACGAGGACAGGCTGTTTGTCCAACCCCTGGACATTCTTGATCTGAGTCAAAATAAAGAGACACGTCTTGATGGAGACAATATCGCCCTCCATCGCCTTGTCCCATGCGGCCTGCAATAGTGCCTCTAGCCGAACGATGTGAAGAGTTCGGAGCTCTTCCGCCTTGGGCTTCATGAGTTCCGTGAGGTCAAATAGCGCTTGATGCCAGTCATTATTGACAGTCTGATAGCTAACTTGGATATCGTGATCCTCTTTGATTTTCTCCACGATCTCACGGTCACTATTGCCCGCCGCTTTGTAGCCCAGCACGAATAACTGTCGAGCTTGCTTTCTGACTCTGCGCTTTATTGCGCGGCCTGGTTGCTCAGCCATGTGTAACTTGATTTCCTTTGCTTATCCAGTCGGCCAAAGCGTCGGCGTAACGATAATATTGCGTGGGGTGTATTCGATTCACCTTGATATCCATTTTCTCTCTAGTGCTTGGGTGACAGTGACAACGACACAACGCAGGTGGGGAACAGACACCCCGGCAATCCCCATGGCGGGTATCATAACACGCTTGCGTGAGTCCTATACACCCAAACTCAATAGTGTACGTCATAGTGTCAAGTCCTTATGATGTCAAGTTGCAGCTACGGTTCGTGATGCTCTTCGGCAAAAGTTTTCGCCATAGTTTCGCGGGCTTCCGACTCATCCGATTTAATCATGTCGGCTGTTCTGATCGTCCCATACAAACGCGACAGCTTGGCTCCGTGGTGATCGCACACATCTTGGAGAGACTTCCCGCCATCCCCGTCTAACCGTTTGCCATTGACTATGCAGTAATCATAATTATCGCCAGTATCGCGCCGTACATGACAGATCAGATAGCCGTTACCGAACCCCATATCAATTGGCATTGGAATCTCCCGTCATTTTGACCGTCCGGCACTCTTGGCAATTATGTGTGTCGCCATCGCTCCCAGGAATCACGCTGCTTACTTGATCTATCTCGAATCGACCACATAGGGACTTTAATACAGCCTGCTTGAAATAGTGCCAATCCTCTGTCCCAACAGGACGGGCCCACCCACTTTTCTCCATTATATTTAAGGCGTAATTAGGCATCGGTCTGGCTCATAATAAAGTCAGACTCTGAAGCATCCAATAATTGGCTAACGTATTGGGCCTTGGTTCGCCAGTAGTGTCTACAATCCTTGCATCGAATTTCGGAATAATTCGACGGAGTGAAGCGATATCCGTTGAAGGTAGAGTGATTGCCATTTCGTACCGTAACGCGCTTGTTGCTGTATCCTGTTCTCCCACATGCTGGACACTTTGGGCCAAGTTCATGTGCGGTCAATCGGTCGAACATTAGGAATCCTCCACAATTCGCTTTGAAACTACCGCTCCATCTTTGATTACCAATGTTTCAGGAACCGTCCAGATCTTCAATGCGCCCTTGCATGGGATGGGTTCTGCGTACATTACAGGATTGGCCAACAGCCACATATAACGCCCGGCTCCATAATCTCCGAACGACCATTCTGCATGATGGGAATATAGACCGATATCGTCGGCTTTTTCCGTAGGTAGGCAGTCGGTTATTTCAACCGTCCCGATGATTGCACCTAGCGGTAGATTGTCCACGAAGAACCCATGTGGATCTAATGCAAAACCGTAGATCCATTCGTGTTGAACAATTTCTTTAGCAGGTTTAGGAAAGCCTTTCGAAGCATGTATAGCGATCTCACCGCGATACCTCGTGGGCCAACTACGTGTCTCGACGCGTTTGGATCCCAGTACCACGAGTTGCGCCCACGGCTGTGTCAAACTAATGGCTTGCATTGATGTTCCTCGTTATATTCTTTTATGGTAAGGTCACCTCCGGTCATCCAATCGCGATTGAGTCCATCGGTTTCTCTGTAGGCGTAAAATGTGGTTGGTGACGCGCTATCTTACGGTTGAACCAATGTATCCAGACGCGTTGATCAGAGCGGTAACCTTTGCCGGGGTGGTTAAGAGCCCATTCAATCTTAAATTCGTCGGGATGTTCGAATCCTTCAGCCATAAAATGGGCTTGAGCCACGACAGCAAGACGCAAACGTTCTTGCCGCTGGATAACAAAAACAAAACCGAATGCTTCGAATTCATCGCCAATGTTGCCATATTTCTTTGTGCGACTGGTGGCGTGCTTACGACCTGTAATTATCGCGTTTTTGAAGTGTGGCCGAAACGGAAACTGGATTCTCATGTCGATTCCCCTGGACACTGAGTGGCACTGCATTCTATCGCCTCTAGCCAACTCATCGCAACCGCCGCCACTTGAATCAATTCGTCCTGGTAGTCGTTGCCCTGATTGATGTCTTGACACATCTCCCCGACCTCTTCCATCAGGATAGACGCCCACCTGGTACGGTCATGCTCGACGTAGCCCCATTTGACATCTTGAGCCTTGCGTTCTGCCAAGATGTCAGCTAACGCTTTCATCTGGGCGTCAGCGCCAAAACTGCTAACAGACTCTCCTTCTTCGTCAGGGAAGACGGCTTCAATCGCCGTAAGGACATCCTGATTGTTTTCAAAGAATTGTTGCGTAAGTGGATTCGAAGCCATCCTAGTGCCGCCAAATTCATAGATGTCTAACGCTTCTTTAATCTCTGCCTGTGCTTGCTGCAACCGCCGTGCTGCCAATTGGAGGATTTGCAGGTACAGCGTGTTAGCCGCCGTCAGTTCGACCTCACGCCGCATCGCCTTGACCATATATTCTTCGTTGACTTCTGACATTGATAATACCTCACGAACGACTATGCATCATTGCAATGGGGGTGTTAGATTGAGTCTCAAAAAACGTATGGCACATGCAATTCTCTCGCCACGCCTCAAGACGTGCGTTCATGCGATCTTGGACATAGGAATTTGGAGCGCAAAATAAATTGGAACACACCTCGCACAACATAACTATTACATTATGCGCGTGAGGTTCTTTTCGAACATTTGCCTTTGGCCTCATATCGATGTAGTTAACGTGCTCCAATTCATCAATACGTCGGTCACAACCGATACAAGTGTCTTGATCCATCCACCAGCCAAATCGTTTTTTGTCTTGCATGTCTCACCCTACGTTTTCAATATCCGTAGCATATTGCTTTCCTCGAATGTCCGATCGTTCAACCGCCAGATCAACTACCCTAACTATCCCCTTGATATCCTTCCGTTCACACTGAAGCTCTTTTGTAATTGCCTCCCTGATAGCTTCCCGAAATTCACGTATCATTCGATCCACGACCTTTCTCCCGTAATGATACTGTGTGTCCATTATTTCATCGGGCCATAAGCCACACGGCATAGCGTTAACCGCCTCCAAAACGTACAAGAAAGGCTTTTTAGAATTAGGCGGCGAGATTCTTACGACGGCATCAAGCGCCCATTTTTCAAATACCGGCGCACTCGACCACTCAAACACTGGATGGTAGATGGCGAATCGAATTCTTTTCGGGTACACCTCGTTTTTGCCATACCCTTGAGCAATGGGTTGGTCTTCGGCTAGTTTCCCGTTACCAGAATATGAACATCCCATACATCGCGCTTCGTCAAAGTAATTATCCCATGCAGTTTCGCCTTTGCAACGTGGGCATATAGAGATCAACTTCATGCCATTACGCCGTTATAACGAACCGGGTTTGCGCAGCGGCTTCCAAGATCTCTGCTTTGATGTCGTCGCCCCATGCAGTGATTAAGAGTTGGTACTCTTCGGGGGAAAAATGAACATCTCGACCACTGAGTACAATGGTGCGGCTACGAGTTCTCCATTCACCGCCGTTTGAAGTCGTCAAGTAGCCTTTAGATTCGAGACGGTCAAGATCCTTACTGACGACACTTTTGGATGTCCTCAATTCGTCCGCGATTTCTTGATAAGTGGGGCTATAACCGTGTTCCTCAATATATCCAGTAATAAACGCAAGAGTCAATAGTCCACGTGTTTGAATGTTACTCATTATGTTCTCACCTCTTCTAGCTTTATTGATTCGGGCCATTGGTGAATGTCTCGATCCGCCGTCCACTCGCCGCCATATACTTGTGTTGTTCTCTCTCTCACCATCCAGAAATCTTCCAATTTAATAGAGGTTCGCTTAGGGTTGTAAGGAACCAATTTGGAACGCGCTCGAACGGATTCCTCTTCGATACGTTCCCAAGGTCTCCATTGGCCCCACTGTTTCCAGAATCCAGGCGCGTGCGGGATCAGGTGATACCATAGGTTGCTAGCCCATTGTGGGTGCATAGGCCTTGCGCCTGGGCCGCTTTCCCCACCAATTACGAACCACTGAAATGTCTTCTCGTACCCAGTGGGATCGATCGGGCCAAGCAAGGGTTCGAAGGATGCGAGCTTATTGGGCCAATCGATTTCCTTCATGATGCCGCCGCGTTGCTTCATCCAGTATTGGTTCTCAATGGATGTGCCGATCCATACGTTACCGAAAGGCCAATCAGCTAAAATAAGTGTCTCCTTGGCTAACCGGCGGAATGGCCAAGATCGCCATTGCCGCAGCATGAAATAATTTATGTATTCCGCCATTCGTTCCGGTCGTTTAGTCAGGATGATGTATTGATGCTGCGGAGTCATCGCCATAATCGCAAAGACCTTATCCACGAATTCGAAAGGGACTTCCTCGTGAAACAAATCACTCACTGAATTGACGAAGACACAACGCGGATCTCTCCAATGCAAGGGCTTGTCTAGTCGATCTGGATGGAGCGTTATCAGAGCTTCGCCCGGCAGGAATGAGGGCGAGTAAGACGGACTATTTGGGAATCGCCGGAGGAAGGTTTCAGCGTAACAATTTGCACAGCCAGGCGATATCTTCGTGCATCCGCTCACGGGATTATACACCTCCCCTTTTCTCCCCGGAGGCCATAGCCATTGAATTTTACTGCTCATCACGCCTCCGTTTCAATTCAGTATTCCCCTATATCGTATATGACGCCCAATCAAGGCCCATCACCCATACGGATAGCGGTCATTAATACATCTGACCTAGTCTGATTGAGATGGCATATCGCAGTAGCCAACGCATCCGCTTGATCTTCCTGGATGGTTTCCTTAGATCCGAGAATCGCCTCCACCATCACCGCAACCGTTCGCTTATCCGCTCCACCAGTGGACGTTACAGCCCGTTTGACTGTAGTGGGCAGGTATTCGACATACGGAATTCCTCTTGAGGTAGCAGCCAACATACATGTGGCGCGAGCGTAGCCGATCACCAATGAGGTCTTCGGGTTGTTCCCTATGTACCCGGCCTCCGCTGCCAACACTTCGGGTTGGAATCGATCGATTCCCTTTTGAAGCGTCTCGAAGATAACATAGAGCTTAGACGGCATATCGCCTTTGTGATTCCTCAGATCAATCATGCCGGACTGCCAGTCAGTGATCTCACCGTCGGTTTCGTCAATATATCCCCAACCGCATAGGCGAGTACCGGGATCGATCCCTAGGATCTTCATGGCGTATCCTTGGGAGGAAAATGCTTACGTGCCAGATCCCTGAGTTCATTAAACGAAGCTTGGGCCATGTATGAATCTGCGCGGCCCGACCGTTGTCCTACCTCGTATCCTTTATCATATGCTGCTTTGAGATGTTCACCACGAACCCCGATCCTTAACCTCAAATACACGCGCCCCACTAAGAATCCATAGATGAAATTGAGGGGGATAGGTAAACACATCACCGTGAAATATACTGGATCTGGGCTTGCGAAACCCATGTACCAACGAACATCAAAACGTCCCGGAAGGTGGTGAGCTAACAGATATCCCCCACGTGGGTCTATTCGCCCCTGACACACCTCACATCTATGCATATCGATTCTTCGACCATGCCCGAAAAGAGTATGCGCCCATCGTTTGATCCTCATTTTCATTATTCACACCTTGTATATGTTGACTTCGTGATAGTCTTTCGACAAGTGAACAACGTCAATCTTGACTATGTGTCCGATCAGTAATATAGCCGCGATCATAACGTCGATCTGTGCGTCACATTCCGCGCACCTTAGATTTGATGCCATCTTTATTCACCCATGGCTCGTTTATGTGCCTGGATATCTTTAATGCTTAATTGCCCCTCGTAGGCATCTCCATGATAGCCTTTTGGTAATGGTGTTTGGATTTGGGTTTTTAATCGCGGCCCTCGATGCATATGGCGGCGCATTAAATTTTCCTCTTGTGTGACGACCTCAAGATGGTCAACCTTCACGCAATTCCTTTGTCTACACAGATGGTCAATCTGCAATCCTTCCTCAATTGGGCCGTGTTCCCATATGTAAGCTAGGCGATGAACCGACATCATTCTACCGCGAGCACCAAACAGGCCATAGCCTTCACGATTCTTCGCACCTATCCACAACCAGCAGCCAGCTTCCGAATCCGATAATCGAACCTTGTTCCAGAATCTAGCGTACACATCTCTTTTCACCATCTTGCTTTTCAATTTCTCCGCTCACCGTTGAACTTACCCACAAACCACTTCACTTATCCACAGTCCATCCACAAACTATCCACAGGCTTACAGCACGGTGCTGGCTGGATTCTTAAAGTTATCCCCGCCGTCCACACCCTTACTGTTACTGTTACTTAAACCAGTTATTTTCTATTTTTCATTTTAGTAGTTCTCATCGTCTCTTGGTTGGGGTCTTTGAATTGTGCATAAGTGGCCCAAGAGTGTGGATAACTCCTGGCCAATGTGCATAACTATTCCGGCCCATCCCACGTCTTCATCAGCGTCTCCCACGCCATGCCGATATCCCCGGCTCGCATAGGGATATCTTTCCATTCCTCTTCTGGTATCGCGAACACATCGCAAACATCCCTGCGGTTCTTGCTCCAACGTTTGACCGCCATCGTCAACAGTTGCGGTACGGTTTCAGGGACAATATCGAAGTCTACGGGATTTGATTGACCGTTGCCACCTTGTCTGGCGCTGTCCTCATGAATAGACCTGGGCCTAGAGATCGGCTGAGTGGATGCGGCACTCTCACCGCGTCCTACTGGCCATACGAGGCCACCATCTCTCTGTACGTGGGCCTCAATTTTGCCCGCGACTGTAAGTAGGCGTTCTAAGTTGTTTTCCAAGTCTTCAAGGCTCATCTGCTCAAGGAATCCCAAGACCTTTCCAACAGACCCTTGGCGCTCGATTGAGCGCCTTTCGTACACCTGCGCCTCCGGCGATGAGTAACGACCGCCTCCGTTGCTGTTAGCGGTCTTGGGAGACGTGGAGGATCCTGAAGCACTAACTTGCCCGGACGCTGTGTCCAGCATGTTGATATCGTCCTTGGTTCGCTTCCCAACAACGCTGCCGATGTTGCGATAAGGACGCTTTCCGTCTTCCCTCTGTTTGAGTTCCGGCACGATCTCAACCACGTCACCTATGTTGCAGTCTTTGAAAGCATTGATATGCCATGATGTCCAATCAAAAGACATCCCGTTTGATTCCTTGAGCTTTACGACTAACGCGATATTCTCGCCCTTCTTCTGTTGTCCCATTGCCTCAATTTCGGCTATCAAATTGGCCATTCTGCCTATTCTCCTGTCAGATTAAAGTGATTGATTATTCAGGGTCTACCACGGTCAAGGTCACCGAATGATCCGGGCTGATGGAGTATTCTTCAACCACACGGGATTCTCCCGGTGGCTTGACGTTGATGGCGTATTGGAGGGGTTCATCCGGCAACGGATCAGATTCCGGCCTGATAACGAAACGTTGCGCCTCTGTAGATGAAAGATCAAGAGCGCCCAGGGCTGCGTCCTTGGTATCTTTGAGCCTCTTGAGCTTGGCAGCGGCCCCGGCATTTGCGGCCCGTGCTGCATCCCATTCCATGCAGGCACGGTAGATATTATCGTCGTGTATCACAATATCATCCATTCCCAATTGACCGTCTGTGCGGCTATTCGTCATAATCTCCCCTTTCTATTACTGCCAAATCGACTTGGAAGAAATGGGCGAGCTTTGCGGCTACAAGTCCTTTAGGAAGAACCAAGCCGGTCTCAATCCCCGATATGGTCTTCCGAGACACACCTGCTTCTTTTGCCAAGTCTTTTTGGCTCATTAGTTTTTCGAGACGCATTTCCCGAATTGCATTATTCATGTAGATATATTACCATGTGTAACATTATGAGTCAATCGGTATAATTACGCCCAAACCATTCGCACACTAAGCGCAAACCAGAATCCATCCTACGTGGTCGCTCACGGTGAGACAATAGATATATCAAATACAACAGG